CCCTGTCAAGTGTTAATTTAACTGACTTTGTTCGTATTGTTTTCTCAAAGCGATTTTTTGCTCTCGCGTTTGAGTTTTGTTTTTCATACCTTTAATTAAGTTTGCCAAGTTGCTTGGGTTGTAGATTGTAAGACCTGTTGAATTAGTTCTAATTAATTCTGCCTCGTCTACTTTTATTCCAAGTTCTTTTGCCAACTCAATTCCCTCACTTAAATATCTGTATGCCTTTAAACCGATCTTTAATTGATCTGTTTGTTTAGTGATACTATCTATCCAAGTTTGGTGTGTGGAAACAACTCTTGCTTTTGCCTCTCTCCATGCAAGAAAGATATTGTATTCATCTTTGGTACAAGCGATTGCTCTTGATCTGCAATAAGAAGTTCCAATAACATCTAACTGATATTGGTCATCAAATTGTTTAGTAAGACCAATACCATTTTCATGGCTCAAAGTATTTCCATTTGAAGATTTACCAAGAAACTTATTGTTAGCGTCTGCATGCTTGGTCTTGTGTGGGTTGTTATCCTTACCATATTGTTGAGCATGGATATCTGGGTTAAGACCTTTCTCTTTAAGTTCCTCCCTATAGTATGCATGAACAAAATGGTCGCTATCCTCACCACCACCATACTCATTACCATTGAGGTTGCCATATAAACTAAAATCAAAATGTGATTTAGTTTCTTTTTCTTTGCCGTCATCATCAACATCTTCGGAGTGTGCAAAGTAGAAACATTTATCTTTTGCAACTACATCACATGGGTCGCCATACTTCTTCTTAAACTTTCGTAGTACGGCTACATCTTCAGGTGGATAAGACCTTTCAACAACTTGTCTTGCAAGTTCAAAAGTATTCTTTTGACTTTCGTTGAAGTTTTCTCTTGCTTGTAGAAACGCTTGTTTCTCTTGCGTGTCCTCTTGCTCAAAAACATCTTTAATACGATTATAGAATTTATTTCTATACTCGGTATTCATACGGATTTTTGACATTATGTCCTTTCTGTTTGTGTTAATAATTATCCTACATTATCCCTTGACAAAGAGATTGTCAAGTATTATATTGAGTTAGGAATACAGCAACAAGAACAACCAGCCCCCTAGGGTTAAGGGAGTGCGCACTGCTGTAGTCCTTTCTGGCTCCTGAGCATGAGCCATGATAATAACTGCTCGGGAACAGTGGCGATGCATGACCTCGCCCTTGAGCCCTGGTCCTGAAATGATAGGTCGCTCCTATTACCCTAACGGGCAGGACCTGGGGTCAAGACTGAACGGAACTTTGGAACCGGACCGGATCGCAACCGGATAAAACAAGTCTTGAACCCTGATCCAGCGGCGTATGCATTTATGCGAAGGCCTTTAAAGTACTTTGCTTCTGGATCTGGGGTCAAGTCTGCAAGCGCGCTCAATCTCAGGATACCTTTTAAAGCAGGCCTGAGCTTGGCCATTAAGCTGCAAGCTTCAAGCTTCAAGCCACAAGCGCCAAGCAGCAAGCGCCACGGATCTGCCACAATCATGTGGTACAGCTGCAGGTAAACAGAAAGGAAAAAAATGAGCACAGTTAGAAAGAGTGAGACATGCGAGCAGCAGCTTCGCAGGATGTGTAAGAACATTGCCGAAGAGATAACAAAAGGAACCAGGGAGGTACCTGATGGTGAGTCTCCAGCGTCAGAGTATATGGAACACGTGTACGATATACGTTACATCGTGGACCGGGAGAAACGTTACTATAGTGCAGAGCTGATGGTAGCTGGCGGTGGCCCAACTATTTGGGTGAACCTGAACACGAAAGAAGTTGAAGGTTACTGGGGCGGGGACAAGGTCCTTGAACCATTCATCGACAACTTAGGACTGGACGATTATTGTGAAGAAATGTATGGCTACTAATTGGTCGGTCGATGTTTCAGGGATCAAGAGCCAAGGTTCAAGCGTCAAGCACCAAGCTCCGAAAGCTTCAAGCAGCAAGCGTCAAGCCCCAAGCACCAAGCTTCAAGCTCCAAGCCGCAAGCAACCAGATCACGGACCACGGCCCCTTCATAAAGTTTCAAGGTCCCCGAACCGAGGGCCTCGATGCAGATGAAAGTATTATACGGATGACGCATATGCCATGCCACTTGGTGTGGACTTAGTCTCACTTTGTTACTCTTCGTGACTTTAAATTCTACTGTGAAGAAAGTATTATATTTGTTGTAACACAAAGCATCTGGCATACCTGGAATGCTTAAATTTTCTATTCTATTCCACGATATTGTAGGTGTTGCTTTCTTAATTTTTTTGTAAAGTTTTGCCTCTGGACCCATAGGTTTTTCGGAGTTACTCCGACATTCCCATTAGCCAC